GCTCAGGACATACCCGTGGCCGTCCTCTCGACCGACGCCTGCAACGACGATGCCGGTCTCGTCAGACTGCTCCGTACTCGTCACGGCAGGGTCGATAGCCACGACGATCCGCTGCATCTCAGGAGCCTCGGCAACCCGCGTGGTCTCGATCATGGTACGAGTCCACAGGGCTCCCTCTGATTCCGCCATTAGCTCGGCATAGATTTCCTGCCGCCCTGTGCGTGTCCCTTCGTACCGATCGCGGATGGTCGAGATGAACGACGGTGCTAGGTTCGCAATATTGTCGTAGGTGGAGCCTCGCGTCGTTGCTGTAGTCGGTAGCTCTAGCAGCCTCTGCACGATCTCGATAGGCTTGGGTGTCGTTGTGACAACGACTCGGGGGTGGTCGCCCAGGCGTAAGGCGAACATCAGATTGTCCCATGTCTCATGGGCGTATTTCCACGCCGCTAGCTCGTCGCCCCAGGCAAAATCAAACTGCGGGCCGCGTAGCTGGTCTGGCTCGTAGGAGGAGAAGGCCAGGGCCATAGCACCGTTAGGCCATGTCAATCTGCGCTTCGACGGCTCATAGCTGGGCCGCTCCGCCTCCGGTGTGACTGCCAGGATGCCGGACTCGCCCTCGATCATGACATCCCGCACGTCGGCAGGTGTCGTAGCAATCAGAGCGATGCGCTTGTACTCGCCAGATGCTACGCCACGGCGTGTCTCCTCTGCCCCAGTCCGAGACTTGCCGAAGCCTCGGCCCGCCAGCAGCAACCACGTCAGCCAATCCCCGTCCGGCGGTAGCTGATTGGCTCTCGCCCAGAACGGCCAGCAATAGCGGAGAGCTTCAGCTTGCGACGGCTCCAATTGCTGGATTGCTTCCGTTCGCATCGCTGCGGGTAGCGATAGCAGATATGAGACCGTCAAGGACGACTCTTGGGTCATCGTCGCCAATTTTCACCTGCAACTGACTCCGGTTATCGACCATCGATATGAGTGGTCGGTCTGGGATAATACCGTTAATTTTGTCGATCTGTTTCATGATTTTTAATACCATCAGGGCCGCAGCGGCGTCTCCCTGCATGGCTAGGAGCCAATACCGAGACAGCAGCGCCTCGTACCGCTCCATCTGTAGAGCTCGTACCAAGTCCGCCGTCCTGGTAGCACTGCGGGCAAGGTCGCCCAGGAGGCGTTTCATCTCCCGGTTGACCAAGCTCTTCGCCACGCCCAGCTGCTCGGCTATCTTCTTCTCGGTAAGGCCTGCCTTAGTAAGCTCCAGCATCTGGTAACGCCGGGTCTCAGCGTTGACCCGCACCGCCTTGGTTGGGTATAGCCCCGGCTGCTTGCGTTTCGCCATCAGTTTATCGCCCCCAGGAACTCAGCCCTCGCTTCGGGCTTGTCTCTGAACGGCCCTGTGAGATAGTTGGTCACCATCGTGCTGCCCTGCTGCTGGACGCCTCTCGCCATCATGCATAGATGCATAGCCTCCACATGGACACCCACGCCGTTAACGAACGGGTCGATCAACTCGCCAATCTGCCGGGTCAACCCTTCCTGTATCTGTAGACGGCGAGCGTAGCTTTCAACGACGCGAGCCAACTTTGAGATGCCCAGTACTTTCCCGTCGGGGATATATCCAATCGCTACCGTCCCGAAAAACGGAAGCATATGATGTTCGCATGTACTGTAAAACTGGATGCCCTTGCAGATAATCATTTCGTCAGTGTCATTTTCAAACCATGTGAGCAGTGAGGACGGCGTCGTATCGTAGCCTCCGAACAATGTCTCCCACGACTTCACGACTCGGGCCGGAGTCTTGGACAAGCCGTCGCGCTTCGGGTCGTCGCCCAGGTATTCAATGATCCGGCGAACCGACTGCGCTATATCCTGTTCCGGTGGCTCTTCCCACGGGAAATGAATCCAGGTGTCGATTCCCTCGGCAACCTTGTCCACCAGAGCCACCGTTGAAAGCCCGTAGTCGGCGTGTACAGCCTCGGAGGTTGCTCCGCTATCTATTACGTCGTCCAGGGCGATTGTCGCGCTCTCCGGCGATTCTACGACGTCCACGCCGGACTGCCGTGCCAGTCCCGCGCAGATAGCCCCGCCTCGCGGGATGCCCCATACCCTCTCCCCGGCGAGCGGGAGCGCAGAGAGTCGAGCATCAATGTCTTTCCAGGTCAGGTTTATCATTCGACTCCAATCATCTTATGAGTCTGAAGACTGAGTTTCCAATTGGGCATTGCGTACAGCTCGCGAATGGCCGACTGGATGTTACGGTCGTCCTGTTGTGGGTTCCCGGTTTCGATGGGCTGGAGATACCGTTCCTTCGCCCTGATGGCGTTATAGGAATGAGGGTTGATTGACGGGTTCGGATGAGGCCAGAGTAGCTTCAGGCTGTCGCACTCCCGAACAACGGTCTGGGGCATGGGCAACTTCGGAGAGACCGTGAGATAGTCCACCTTTGCATCCAAGGCTCTCGTCCCGTTGGACTCTACCGCGACCTGGAAATGCCGGTGCAATACATCCATCAGTTCTTGATCGACCTGGAGGGCGGGTTCCCCTCCCGATATGGTGACCCAGCCGGGACGGTAAAGCCAGTTCGTCAGCCCCAGCAACTCATCCCCGATCTCCTCCGCGGTCATCATGGTATGGGCGAAGAAGTCGGTGTCGCAGAACGGGCAATGCGAGGCCGCTCTGGTCTCCGGTCTGCCGTCCCACATATTGCAGCCGGACAATCGTAGGAAATGACAGACCGTCCCGGTCATACCTCCCTCCCCCTGTATGGTAGGGCCGAAAATCTTATGAACGCCGTACCGTCGCGCTTGCCCGTTCAGTCTCATATAGCGTCACCCTCTCCAGAATCAGACTGCCGGGTTCCAGACGACCCTCGATGAAATGGAAGAAGCGGAGCGCGAGGTTCTCAGCGGTAGGCTCATAGGGCATATCCAATATACCGAAGTCCGGATGGAGGCTGCCTCCATGATGCCTTTCGTCTGCCGCGTTCATTGCGAACTGGTGATCGTGGGCAATGATCTCCGGGGCCACCACGTCATCAAGTTGTCCGAAGTCTAAGACCATGCCGGACTCCTCATCGACTGGGCCACTAACCTCGACCTCCATGCGGTAGTTATGTCCGTGAGGGCTGAAGCATTTGCCCTGGTGCTTCCACAACGCATGACCCATCTCCCATGTATATTCTCTGGTGATGCTGATGTTCATGCCAGCACTGCCTCCTGCTGATACAACGTCGGGTCGACTACGCCGGAATCCCTGAAGGCCTCGCGCCGCTCGTAGCAAGTCCCGCAGACCCCGCAGTGCAAGTCCAGACCTTTGTAGCAACTCCATGTCAGGGAGTAATCGACCTGCAAGGTGCCGCCGAGGGCTGCGATCTCTGTCTTGGTCTTGTGGATGAACGGCGTCCAGAGATGGAGGCCAGGATGCCCATGCCCCTCGACCGCGACGCCTTGCATCGTATTGAACGCCTCCACGAACGCCGGACGGCAGTCAGGATAGACGGCATGGTCTCCAGCGTGCATCGCGGCCCCCACCCTCTCGGCACCGCGGGCCACGGCGATCCCGAACGCGATCGAGAGCATGATCGCATTGCGGTTCGGGACAACCGTCAGCTTCATGTTGTCGGACTCGTAGTGCCCCTCCGGAACATCTATGTCGTCAGAGGTCAGGGCTGACCCGCCGATATGGGAACGGATCGCGCTGATGTCCACAACGTCATGCCGGACGCCCAGGCTGTCGCATAGCTCCCTGGCGTACTTCAACTCCTTGCGGTGCCTCTGACCGTAATCGAACGACACGGCCTCGGCCTGCTCATCCTGGGACAGTGCCAGATGCAGAAGCGTTGCGCTGTCCATGCCTCCGGATATTACGCAGAGAATCTTGCTCATTTCTTCTCCATAGTTCCCGATGATAAACATCAATTACGACCGCGAGTTGCTCTGATCCGACAGTTGCAAAAAAAACTTTGGTATCAAGATATTCTTCGCAATCAATAGCGTAGCGAACCCACGACCATATACTCAGCACCCGCGCAAGACCCGAGTGCTCCCAGCTTACGTCTTTTGCAAGATCATGCGGATCAATACCGTAGGATTGGATCACGTCCATGATTGCGCGGCTTGGCTTGTGATTGAACTTGCCACGCGCTTTCCGGATATAAGGTAGCCACCGCCCACGACCAGCATATAAATCCAGCTGGCCCCACCTGGGCGTCCTATCCCAATTAGAAGAATCAAAGGAGTACGGTTTGTAGTACGATACGAAGGACGGAAGAGTAAATCCAAGCCAGTGAACGTCGCGACCTTTTACTTCTTGCATGAACCGCCGAATATATCCACGGCTCCGAGGGGTCTTGACCAATCCACCCAGCCCGACGAGATTACTCGTCTCATAGTACCGACCCAATTCGTCGAAATCAGTACCGCGAGTGAAGATGGGGATCGGTGATAGCCCCGCATCCAGCATTGCATCATAGTTCGACCGAGTTCCAACGGGATTACCTACAATATCTAGCGCAAAATAACGCCACGGCAATATCGGCAGACCGTCTTTCAGAAATGTACAATACTCGTCGAGCCGGAGTGCTCGGTTCGACTTCCAGGCCGTAAACGCACCGGAGTCGATTAGCAACCGAATAGCATTGCCTTCGGCCTCGATCAACTCCGCGCTGCTGCCGTCCCAGC